ACAATGATAAAACCACGACCTTTACCCAGACAACGAGTGGGTTTGTTAATACTTTCCAAGGTGGATTTACAACTGGTATTACTGGTGCTAAACCAGCAGGTGGTGGTAGAATTCTTGCAATGAGTGGTTCGCAGGACGATAACGTCACAATTTATAGTTCGGGCGGAACTCTTGGTAACGGTGACTTGGTTACTGCTTACAAAGAGTTTGAAGATCCCGAAAGTGTGGACTGCTCACTCCTTCTCGGTGGACCTGCTGAGGCAACAGTTCAGTCAATTCTTGTTGACATTTGTGACGCAAGAAAAGACTGCATCGCGTTCCTTTCCCCTGTGCAAAGTGCAACTGATCCAGCAGGATTGGTTCAGGACAAAACCACAGAGGATGCTGCGAAAGCAGTCGTAAACTTTAGAGATAACACTCTGAACAAGAGCAGTTCTTTTGCTGTTCTTGACAGCGGTTTCAAAGTCATGCTTGATCCGTACAATGATGTTCTGCGTCACGTTCCTTTGAACGGCGACATTGCAGGTCTTTGTGCGAGAACTGAGCAGGAACAAGAAGCATGGTTCTCTCCTGCTGGTTTCAACAGAGGTCAAATCAGAGGTGTGGTCAAACTTGACTTCAACCCAAGACAGACACAAAGAGACGAACTCTACAAGAACGGCATCAACCCTGTTGTTTCGTTCCCCGGAGAAGGAACCGTTCTCTTTGGTGATAAGACTCTGCAAAGTAAACCATCTGCGTTTGACAGAATCAACGTGCGTCGTTTGTTCATCGTGCTTGAAAAAGCAATTGCAACTGCCGCTAAGTTCTTGCTGTTTGAATTCAACGACGAGTTTACCAGAGCGCAGTTTAGAAACCTTGTTGTGCCGTTCTTGAGAACTGTGCAATCGAGAAGAGGACTCACAGACTTTAAGGTTGTTTGCGACGAAACAAACAACCCCGGAGATGTGGTTGACCGCAATGAGTTTGTTGGTGACATCTTTATTAAACCAAACCGTTCGATTAACTTCATTCAACTTAACTTTATCGCTACCCCAACTGGTGTAGATTTTACTGAAGTAGGCGGATAACTCGACTAAATACTAGGAGAGAAAAGGAGATAACTAACAATGGCAAGTAACAGACTTTCACAATTCGCTGGAAACTTCGTAAAAGGTGGAATCCGACCACACCTCTTTCAAGTTGAGGGACAGATCGGACCTTTTAGTGACGAAAAGATTCCTTTCTTGGTCAAAGCAGCACAACTTCCTGCATCGACCATTGGACTAATTGAAGTTCCATATAGAGGAAGAAAAATTAAGGTTCCGGGTGACAGAACATTCGCAGAGTGGACAATCACCGTTCTTGCGGACGGAGACTTTGATCTGAGAAACAAGTTTGAAGCATGGAGTAACAGAATTCAAACTCATAGGAGTAATGTCTCACCAGATACAACTCCTCTCACGAACACTAGCGACATCTTCCAAGACTGGCAGATTTTCCAACTCGACAGAGCAGGAAACAGACTCAAAGCATACAACTTTGTTGGATGCTGGCCCAGTGAGGTAAGTGCTATCGATGTTAACTTTGAAACCACGGATTCTCTGTCAGAATTCACCGTCACTCTTCAATATACATATTGGGAGTCGAACACAACAGATTCATTTGTCTCTGGTACTGCACCGGGACCACAACTTGGTCTTGCCGGAGGACCAGCGCCGGGTGGAGATTGATAATTCGTATTGACCTAAGTTAAGCATCGAGGATTTATTATTATGCCTATAGACCTATTTGGTTTTTCAATTGGAAGAACTGGACGACAACAACCATTATTAGAACCAGCGGAGGAACGTAAAAGCAAAGCAAAATCGTTTGCTCCACCGGATTATGATGATGGTGCTGTAACTGTGTCCGGTGGTGGTTACTTTGGGTCATACGTTGACTTTGAAGGAACCATCAAGAATGAAGTCGATCTCATATACAAATATAGAGACATGGCGATGCACGCAGAGATTGAGCAAGCGATAGAAGATATCGCTAATGACTCAGTTGTGTATGATACAAGACGACAAGCAGTTGAAATCAACATGGATGATGTTGATCTTCCAAAGTCAATCAAAGATAAAGTCAAGAGTGAGTTTGATTTTGTTCTTAGACTTTTAAACTTTAAGAAAAAAGGATATGAACTTTTTAGAAAGTGGTACATCGATGGTAGACTTTACCATCACATCATTATCGACGAGTCAAATCCGAAAAAAGGTATTATTGAGTTACGACCAATCGATGCTGCGAAGATTCGTAAGATCAGAAAAGTTACCAAAAAACCAAAACCAGATGCAAAAACACCCACTGAAATGATAGACTCTGTAGAAGAGTTTTTTATCTACAGTGATAACAAGTATAATCAAAATACTGTTGAAGGTATTAAGGTTGCAATTGACTCTATAAGTTATATTAACAGCGGTTTGTATGACGCACACAATAAGAGAGTCCTCAGTTACCTGCACAAAGCAATCAAACCCCTGAATCAACTTCGTATGATCGAGGATGCTGTTGTAATCTATAGAATCTCTCGTGCGCCTGAAAGAAGAATCTTTTACGTCGATGTTGGTAATCTTCCTAAAGTAAAGGCAGAGCAGTATCTTCGGGATGTTATGAATCGTTACAGAAACAAACTCGTTTACGACTCTAACAACGGAGAGATTCGTGACGATAAACGACACATGTCTATTCTTGAAGATTTCTATATGCCTAGACGCGAAGGTGGTCGAGGTACAGAAATCTCAACTCTTGATGGTGGACAAAACTTGGGTGAGATTGAGGATGTGGATTACTTCAAAAAGAAACTGTATAGATCACTTAACATTCCTATCTCTCGTCTCGAAGCAGAGAACGGGTTCAATATGGGTAGATCAGCAGAGATCACCAGAGATGAGTTAAAGTTCTTCAAGTTTGTTGACAGACTTCGACATCGTTTCTCTGATCTGTTCCTTAATGCTCTTCGTGTTCAACTTATCATGAAGGGTATTATGACTGAGGATGATTGGAATCTCATCTCACCTGATATTCAGTTTGATTACACGAAAGATTCCTACTTCACAGAGTTGAAGGAAAACGAAATACTAAAAGAGAGAATCGAAGCACTTCAAGGTTTAGATGACTTTATAGGCAAGTTCTACTCTATTGAATACATAAGAAAGAATATCCTCAAACAAACTGAGGAAGAGATGCAAGAGATTGACTCTCAGATCGAAAAAGAAAAAGAGTTAGCAGGAGATGAGGACGACGACCTCTAAGGAGAAACTATGTCAGATATAAAAGATATGCTTAAATCAGTTGTTGATGGAGATCCTAGTTCGTTCAAGGATTACTTTTCTGCTGCGATCTCTGATCGTATTCAATCTAATCTTGATATGCATCAACAAGAAGTTTCATCTACCATGATGCAGTCTGACTCTGAGGAAGAAATTCAAGAGGGAAAAAAGGTCGTAAACTTCAAAGATCCCAAAGCAGCAAAGAAAGCAGCGGATGCACTTCAACCAGTTATGAAATCTGCTGGTGTCAAAATGACTCTCAGTGGTAAGAAGATTACAATCGCAGATGACCGCGATAAGGATCTGATGAATATGGTAGACCTTGTTGTTAAGGACTTCAGTTAAGGCAAAAATATTATAAATACTCTTACAACCCCAAACGGAGAGGATCAATGGAATATACTAAGTTAATCGTAAAATCACTTTTAGAATCAGACTTTATTGAAGCGAAAAGAACGCTAAAGGATGCTCTATTCTCTAAACTGGATGACAAACTCCAAGAGTCAAAAGAACGAGTCTACGAAGAAGATTGTGGATGCGAGGAGTCTGAAGAACTTGATGAGAAGAAACTTGATCCTGTTGATTCAAAGGAACTCAAAGGTAAGCACAAAGACAGAGACGATAAAGACATTGACAATGATGGGGATGTCGATGACAGCGATGAGTATCTGCACAATAGAAGAAAAACAATCGCAAAAGCGATGAAAAAAGAATCTGCTGAGGTTGATGAATCAGTGACCAGACTCAAAGTGCCTCTTCGTGTTCAAAAGAAAAAGCAAACTCGAAAGGCAAAAGACCAAAAACTTGACTCAAGAGGTCTGGGTGTAACTCGTCAGAGTGGTCTTGGAAAAAAGATGCTCAAGGCAGGTAAAGGTAAGCATGACTGTGCTAAGAAAGTAGAACACGCTGAGTTTGGTGAAGGTAATTGTATTCACGGTCAGCACGCTGCACCTGATGAAAACGGTAACATTGCATGGTATGATGTCATGTTTGAGCATGGTGTTGTGAAAGGTGTTCCAATTACAGAACTGAATGTTCTCGTTAGCGAAATGCATCACGAACATGCTCATCATGCTGAGGGTCTTGAAACTGACATTGCTAAAGAAAAAGAAAAAATGGCAGCAAGCAAAGAAAAGATCAAAGGCATGAAAGATCAAATGAAGAGGGAGAAAGAGTAAAATGCTTAAGTTAATGACAGAGCAAATTCATGATGTCAACCTTCTCACCGAAGAAAAAGATGGTCAGAAGGAATATTTCATTGAAGGTATCTTCATGCAAGCAGAACAAAAGAACAGAAACGGTAGAGTGTATCCACGCGAAACTCTTATGAAAGAGGCAAAAAGATATGATACCGAGTATGTTCAAAAGAATAGAGCAATGGGTGAGTTGGGACACCCACAGGGTCCGACTGTTAACTTGGATCGAGTGTCTCACCTTGTCGAAAATCTCTCTCAGGATGGTAATAACATTGTCGGGAGAGCAAAGATTCTCGAAACTCCAATGGGTAAGATTGTGAAAAATCTTATGGATGGTGGAGTGAGATTGGGCGTTTCTACTAGAGGTATGGGATCGCTCAAACAAAAGAACGGTGTCAACGAGGTGCAAAAAGACTTTATGCTTTCTGCGGTTGATATCGTTGCTGATCCTTCAGCACCAGATGCTTTTGTAGACGGTGTGATGGAGGGTAAAGCATGGGTATGGGAGAATGGTGTTCTTAAGGAGCAGGATCTTACATCTGTTTGTTCTATGATTCAAACAGCGTCAAAGTGTGAACTTGAAGAAAAGAAACTCGCTGCCTTTGAAAGTTTCCTCTCTAAAATTAGAAATGTATAAATAGTTCCGAAAGAAATTTCCAATAAACCAAAAGGAGTCACTCAAATGGGCAGTAAAGATCCAATTCAAGTCGCAAGAGAAATCCTCGAAAGGGATCTTGCTTCTACTACCGAACAAGAAGAAATTCTCGAAAGCGTTGAAGAAGTCGAAGAGGACATCGAAATCGTCGAGGACGATCTCGAAGAAATGGCGCATGGAGATAAAAAGAAAATGAAGAAGTCCGAAGCAATGCATGGTGACGAGGACGATGATGACGATGACGATGACGAAGAAGATACCGATGAAATGGCGCATGGTGATAAGAAGAAAATGAAAAAAGAAGCGTACGAAACATACGGTATGGTCAAGTCTGGCATGCATAAAGGCAAGAAGATGAAGAAAGAAGCAGAAGAACTTCTTGGTGTCGATGATAACCAAGACGCAGAAGGTAAAAAGGGAACTCCTACGCCTAAGGGTGGTAAGAAGCAACCTGAACCTAAGATGAAACCATCGTCTGCCTCTGCTAAAATGGAAACCATGAACAAAATGAAAGAACACGCCGATGCACTTTTTGGTGGTGAGGATCTTTCTGAAGAATTCAAGAACAAAGCAATCACTGTCTTTGAGGCAGCGGTTCACGAAAGAGTTACTGCGATTGAGTCTGATCTCTTAGAGCAGTACGAGCAAAAATTGTCTGAAGAAGTCGAAGAAGTTACTGAGTCACTGACGACCAAACTTGACGACTACTTGAACTATGTTGTTGAAGAATGGATGCAAGAAAACGAACTTGCTGTTGACTCTGGTATTCGTACCGAAGTCGCTGAAAGTTTCATGGACGGTCTGAAGAGTCTCTTCGAGGAGCATTACATTGAAATGCCTGAAGGTAAAGATGATCTTCTTGAAGCATCCGTCTCTAAAGTGTCTGAACTTGAGGACGAACTCAATGAGCAGATCGAAAAGAACATTGTTCTCAGCAAAGAACTTCTCGAAAACACTTGTGTTAACTTGTTCAACGAAGTTACTGAAGGACTCGTTGACACAGAAGTAGAGAAACTTCGCTCACTCGCTGAAGGACTTGAGTTTGAAAGCGCAGAGCAATATAAAGAGAAACTTTCCATCCTTAAGGAGAGTTACTTCGAGAAATCAAACCCGGAAGCATCAAACTTTGATTCTGCTTTGACAGAAGAGGTTGATACATCTAGCACTACGCCAGATGCATCGGGTCCGATGGCGGACTACATTAGAACGCTGTCTAAGCACTCAAACTATAACAAACTTTCTTGAGAATACTAAGAGAAAATAACCCCATTAAAGGAGAATCAAAAAATGGACTCTGAAACAATCGCAGCAGAACAACTGCAAGAAAAGTGGAATCCGATCCTTGAGCATGGTGACATGCCAACGATTGAAGATTCCTATAGAAAGCGTGTGACTGCCATTCTTCTTGAAAACCAAGAGAAGGCAATCATGGAAACAACCAACGCTGTCGGCGGTGGTATGTCTCCCGTTGTTGGTACTGAAAACTCAGCAATGAGAGGATATGATCCTATTCTCATCTCTCTCGTTCGTCGTGCGCTCCCTAACCTGATCGCTTACGATATCTGTGGTGTCCAACCAATGACCGGACCTACCGGACTTATCTTTGCCATGAAGGCACGATATGACGGTCAAGCAGGTGACGAAGCACTCTATAACGAAGCACGAACATCGTTCGGTGGTAACACTGGTAACTCGCATGGTAACAACCAAGCAGCAGGTGGTGGTACTGGCGCTGGTGCTGGTGCTGGTGATCCTCTGTTCGAGGAAGGTGTCACCGGGCCCACTGGAGTGGCAGGAGCAACTGGTAACTTCCAAGGTTCATTCGGTGGTCCGACAGTCGGTTCCGCTTACGATGTGCAACCCGGAATGTCAACCAGTGCTGCTGAACAACTGAACGCTAGTTCATTCACACAAATGGCATTTAGCATTGAGCGAACTGCCGTTGCTGCTAAGACCCGTGCGTTGAAAGCAGAATACACCACTGAACTCGCTCAGGATCTTAAGGCGGTTCATGGTCTGGATGCTGAAACTGAACTCGCTAACATTCTTAGCAACGAAATTCTTGCTGAGATCAACCGCGAAGTTGTCCGCACCATCTACATCAACGCTAAACTTGGCGCTCAACAGTTTGACCTCTTCCGTAAGTCTGCTGTTGGTTCCGGTTTCAGTGCTGGTGCTGCTGGTGGTTCGACATCTACTGGTGTCGGTGGTATCTACGACTTGCAAGTTGACTCCGATGGTCGATGGAGTGGTGAACGCTGGAGAGGTCTTATGTACCAAATCGAGCGTGAAGCAAACGTCATCGCTAAGGAAACTCGTCGTGGTAAGGGTAACTTCATCCTTTGCTCCGCAGATGTTGCATCTGCTCTCGCAATGGGTGGAATGCTCTCCATGCAGAACGGTGAAACTGCCATCACTGGTGTCGATGACACCGGACCTACGATGGTCGGAACCATCGGTGGTGGACGCATCAAGGTGTTCATCGATCCATATTCCGGTACAGGAATCTCAAGCACTGCTAAAGATTTCGTCTGTGTTGGATACCGTGGATCGTCGCCTTACGATGCTGGTATGTTCTACTGCCCATACGTTCCGTTGCAAATGGTGCGTGCGGTTGGTGAAAACACCTTCCAACCCAAGATTGGATTCAAGACTCGTTACGGTATGGTGAACAACCCATACGTCAGCGATTCCGATCCACATACACAGGGTGCTATTCGCAACAACCAATACTACCGTATCTTCCGTATCGACAACCTCCACGGAAACGGTTCCAACTAATAGTCATAATTGACTTGAAGAAGATTAGGGGAGTCCTTCGGGACTCCCTTTTTCTTTTAATCTTCACACTTTTCAACTTTTAATCGTACGCCTTAGGTCTACATAAAGTGACCTGTCACGGCCCCACTACATAGTAGTGTGAAATGATAAATACTAGAAGGAGATAACATGTCAGACTACACTTCTAGAGCAAACACAGAAACATTCAATGGTACGAAACTTGATATCAATGCAAGAAGTATTGATAATACTAATCTTCTTTTATCCACTGGATTCAGATTTGTGATGCAAAGAACACCATACCTCACATACTTCTGTCAAACAGCAAACTTACCAGAGGTTGCTTTACAGGAAATGATTCAACCAACGCCCTTTGTTCAAGTTAAACATCCGGGTAATACGTTCACCTTTGGAGACTTAAATATTAACTTCTTGGTGGATGAGGATATGGAAAACTGGAGAGAGATTTACAATTGGATGACTAGTCTCAAAGGAGTAGAAGACTTTACAGAGTTTGAAACTAATATAGATGATCACTTCTGTGATGCAACTCTTATGATTCTAAACAGTTCGATGCGACCTAATATAGAGATTAGATTTAAAAGAGTCTTTCCCAAGTCTCTCAGTGGAATAGACTTTACCAGTGATACCTCAGACTCCGCCGGAATCGCAGTTAATGCCTCATTTGGATATACCTCATACGAAGTAATTAAATTATGATTGCATTCTTCTAATCTGCTGCTATAATTTGAGCAACGGAGATTATTATGAAACTAGAAGATATTAGAAAAATGGTAGCGGAAGATTCAGTTATCGATGATACCGAGTTGGATCTTGAGTCGCTCAAAATACCACAACTTCATAACAAGTATCTAAACATCTACCATGATGAGAAGTTTTCGTTAGCACGCTTTGACTCTGAACTGAAAAAAGGCGTTCGTTTGAAGTGGGAATACTACACTGGTAAGTTAGACCAAAGTCAACTTGATGAACATGGTCTTGAACCCTTTCCGCTAAAAATTCTTAAGCAAGACATCGATAAGTATATGGAATCAGATGATGATTTAATTGTTCTGAATCAGCGATACATCTACCAAAAAGAAAAGGTTGATTACCTTGAGTCTGTGCTAAAAGAGATAACCAATCGTCACTGGAAAATTAAGAACGCGATTGAGTGGAGAAGGTTTACATCCGGTGTATGACCCACACACTGATATTATGAATGAGGTATATCTCAAGCAAGCATACATCTATGCTTCACGAAGTCAGGATCCGTCCACGCAAAACGGAGCGATTCTGATACACCCAGAAAAGGGAATCGTATTAGGAGCATCTAATAGTTTGGTTGAGGGTTCACACGACGATGTGTGGTCATCTGAACGCAAGTATCATTACGTCGAACACGCAGAGCGAAATGTTTTATACAAAGCAGCACGAAGAGGAATCCCTACAGTTGGATTGACTCTTTGCTGTCCGTGGTTTGCGTGCAGTGATTGTGCAAGAGCAATCGTTCAATGTGGAATCAAGAAAGTCATTGGTCACAAAAAAATATACGAGTTTGCCTCCCCACGCTGGAAAGAGTCCGTGGAGATTGGACTAGATATATTAGAACGTGCAGGAGTGACCTGCGTGTTTTGGGAAAAGGATGTTGGAGAAGGTCTGTTTACCATTAGAGTAAACGGAGAAGAGTTCTCCCCATAATATGAGCGACTTCGTAATTGAAAAAGTGGATACCGTTAACGTCAAGGTTAGATGTGAACGAGGACTCGCAAAAGAGATGTCCGACTTTTTTACGTTCAAAGTTCCCGGTTACAAGTTTATGCCTCAATATCGAAACAAGGTATGGGATGGAACAATAAAACTTTATAACATGTTCTCGCAGACGATTTACTATGGTCTGTTAGACTATGTTTATAAGTTTGCTGAGGACAGAAAGTATACGATTGATGTTCCCAATCCTCAAGACTTCACAACAGAAAACCACACAACGGATGAGTGGGTAGAAAAGTTTATCAATGATAGACTACAACCAGTTGCGTCCGGTCAAAGAATATGCGCACATAAGCATCAGATTGGTGCAGTAACACATGCAATCAACCACGATAGATGTCTGTTGCTGTCTCCTACCGCATCAGGAAAGAGTCTTATCATATATTCTCTCGTCC